GTTGTGCCTACTCTTACAGAAGTATTTTTCATCTTCTCTAAGATGCCTTTTAGTGTTTGTGCTTTGAATAGATGTGCTTCGTCACCAATCACAACATCAAATGATTGTAATACTTCTTTTGGTGCTTTACTAAATGATTGCCATGTAGTGATTGTGATAGGTGCATCAAAAACTTCTTGACCACTGTATATCTTACAAACTTTATCTTTATAACCATAATCTACAAAGTCTTTTGCCATTTGTTCAACAAGTGATGTGGTTGGAACTATGACTACAGACTTACAAGAGTTAGCGAATCGCATTTCTCCTTCAAACCATCTGAGAATTAGATAAATGATCAATGATTTACCACTTGCAGTTGGTGATAAAAGTAACTGTCTACCATATTGAGTAACAGTTTTGAAAGCCTCCAATTGATAATCCCTTGGTTCAAATGGTAAGTCAAGTGACTTGACAAAGTAGTCTATATCTTCATCGGATAGTCTCTCCTTATCTCCTAATACATTGTTTATACCAGATAAAGAGAATCCCCTTTCTTTACAGAATTCATCTACATAAGGTAATAATCCTATATAAATTTTCTTAGTTTTAATAGAAAAGAGTCTAACTTTACCGTCCCAAAACTTATTTCTGTAAGAAGGCATGAACTTAGCGCCAGGAACTGTAAAAGAAAAGAATTCGTATAAATCTCTTGCAAGACCATCATCACAGTGTACTTGCAGAAACACCTCATCTACAGGTGTTACTTTAATTGTATTAGACATAAGGTCTGCCGTAACACCAACCAACTAATGATTTTCTGACACCTCTAGTTACAGGAGTAACTTGATGATGTACAAAAGATGGAAAGTATATTATGCTTCCTTTTTCTTTTGCAGAGAACGGGAGTGTTCTAACTGCTTTTGTTAAATCGATATTATCAAATTTATTACCTAGACGATCAAATACAATTCCAGGTTCTATCCATTGAAAATGACCTCCTTCATATTCATCTGGATCTGATAATTGTAATGTGAAACTTAATTTTCTGATAGTACCATCAGAGTATGTTTCTTCCATTGCATCTGTATGCCATGTATAGAAATCACCAGTACTCTCAGGTTGTGCAGAGTAAACTGTATACTGAAAAGGTTGATGACCTTCAATTGTGAAACCCCAGCCAGTACAATCTAATACTTGTGACATAAGTTCACCTAACTTAAACTCTAATGATTCTGGAAAAGATTCAATCCATTTGATCTCCGACTGTCTGATAGATGGATTTGTAATTACTTGTTGTTCATCAGGATCGTTTCCATTACCTGTTCTTGCTTTTTCAAATGGTCTTTGATTCGCTATTTGTTCTATAAGATCAAGTTCTTCTTTATTTAAAGCGTTATTGATAATGTGAATATAACTAGATAATATCATTACATACCTGCCATGAATTTACGCCATTCTATAGTGTTTTTAATTGTTTGATGTCGCCATGTGATGTTTTGCATACATTCTTTTAAAAAGTCTGCCGTAATTTTTGATAGTTCTATTTGAGCATCTAATTTCTGTAAGTCTTCATCAGCATTAAAGAACAGTTGCATATCATTCTTCATAATCTTCAATCCATCAAACGGATCGTCTTTCCAACCAAGTTCTTTTATTCTATCTTGATCCATTTTTCCATTATACCATAACCACTTATCTTTCAGAATCATGTTCTTTTTAAACTGAAGATTCTTTAACTTGATAATGGTATCAGTTAATAGTTCAGAATATTTAGCGTGTAATTTTGGAACTTCTAAAGAAGACTTGTCAAGTTCTATATCATCTATTTGACAGTCTTCTTTCCACATTGCTTTGATTTGATCCAAGTTCATACTTATATTATACTATACTTTATAGTATTTATGAAGCGGTTTTTATATCGTAATAACTAAATCTAAATGATACTTTTGAAGTGACAGCACTTGAATCTGCACCTGACTCTAAATCGATTCCGCTCAAATTGGTTGGAAAACAATCGTAAAAACGAAAGAATTTATTTGGTATATTTTTATTTGTGTTGACAACTAATGTAATATCTGAGTATTGATTGAGATCATTATCGACAGCACTAATAAAACCTGATTCGGTTTTAACTGTTGCAGTGTATGATTCATAATCTTCGGAACTTTTGATAGGTACAATTGCATCCATCCAATCATAAACTTCTTTAAAGTTTTCTAAATCTTCATCAACAATGAACTCTACATCTAAAGTTCCAAAAGAAATTTTATCACCAGGAAAGTATGCATCTAATCCTACACTTGTTCCTTGTGTAACTTCAGTAAATTGAATACCAGGAATAGATACTCCTTTTACATAGTATTCTACTGTTGGTAATTTCTGTATAACTAATTTAAAATTACTTTTCTGAAGTATAGATTTATTGATACTAGTTGCCAAGTTTTATTAACCTCTTGTTTGTAGTCGTATCAAAGTAATCACCGTTTCTATATTCTCTGGTCACAACATCTTCGCAAAGATAACCATCTTTAACATATCGTGTGATAACTGTTCTACTGACTACATCTGTAGTTTCTGCACCATCTGGAAAAGCATTTTTCTCCCATGGTCCTTCTAACACTTTCACATTTTTTTGCATAATCTGACATAACAAATCCCTCCTAAGGATATTT